CCGTCGTTCTTGGAGAAGCGGATCGTAGACTTCGCGGTCGCCACGTTCTCATCCACCACGACGCCACGGATGCCCTGCATCGTGTGCCCCGTCATCCCGCGCGTGTTGCGCCCGCCGCCTCCACCAGAGAGCCCGTTGAACACCTCTCCGTAGGCTCTAGGCAGCATCAGCCCGAGCGACTGGTCCGGACAGTTGGCGAAGCTGGCCTTCGTGATGAGGTCCGAAATCGGGATACGCTCGAGATCCCGCACCGAAGCTGCCAGCAGGACATCTAGGACCGGGATCCCGTCCTGTAGTCTGGAGTTCTCGATGCCAACGACATACCCAATCCAGATGAATTCGCCGGATAGGGATAGGTCGCTCCACTGAAGAATACCGACCCCAACATCCCTGAGTTGGAGCTCCCGGAACCAGTCGACGACCTTCTTCCTGGTGGTTCCGTTCGTAGGCGCCCAGATCGCGTCGGAGAGGAACGAGAGCGTCACGGTGGCCGAGTCGACGGTCGACCCTCCCATTTCCTTCGCGAAGTCCCCCCAGGAGTGGATGACCGGGTAGACGCGGTTCGTTCCGATCAGGAAGCCCGAGTCCGACCCGATGAATGCTGGGTTCCCGAGCGGGGTGTCCGTCACGCTGAAGGAGACGGTCAGTCTCGCCCTCGTCCCAGTCCTGCCCTGTTCCTCCTTGAGCGCCATTAGGAGAAGGGCTCCGTCACTAGCGGGATGCTGGCCGGGTAGGTGTCGACGTAGCCGCGCCGAGAGCCCCAGCGGTTCCCGTCAATGCGGACTAACTGGAAGTTCGCGAGGGCGTAATTGCGTAGTCCCTGGATCTGGATCGGCCAGGCGCGGTGCGGTCCGTCCATCGCGAAGAACTGATCGCGCAGCGTCTCCCAGAGAGTGAGCGATGCGGGGTCAAAGACGAGATCGAAGTCCTGCTGGCCCTTGGCGATCCTGTTTGTCAAGACGTGGCCGCCGACGCTCTTCGCGATGGCTACGTTGTAGGAGGAATCGAGGCGCGCAGCGTCGATCGATTCGCCTGGGAAGTCGGAGTCGATGCTGAAGACGCCAGTGACGGAGTTGTATAGGGCGGCGAAGAAGATCGGGCAGGTCTTCGTGCCTCCCCCGCGCTCCGAGTTGAGCTGGAGGATCCTCCAGTAGCGCCGCCCGGTCGAAGCGGCCCCGGTGGAGGCCCACGCGCAGGTGGGGCCCGAGGCGTTCAGGGTGAATGTCGCTCGGTTCTCAGAGAACGCACCCGCCGGGTTATCGCCACTGTCAGTCCGGACTCGGATCGTGGTCTGCTGCACGCCACGGGCGTCGTATCCGATCACCATGTAGTTCGTGTCCGGCGAATTCCCGAGGAAGCCTGCGGCTCCTCCGTCGAGTTGGATGTACTCGTCGGAGGAGCTGTCGCTCGGTTTCCATGCGGTCGAGTAGTCCGTGTCACGCACGTTCTCGGTCGAGTATCCATTCTCCGTGCTGCTCGCGCTGTGGATCGAGAGCGCCGTGTTCGACGGATCAACCTTGTTGTCCAGGAAGAGGATGGTTTCAACGGGCACGGGGTCAGCTCCTCCGGTACGACGAAGTTCGGATCGCGCGCTCGATCTCGGGCATCAAGTCCCGGTTGACGAGGCGGCGAATAGAGGCCCGGTCGGTGAGCCCGCCGCCCGCCTCGATGCGGAGGGCGCCGTCGTTGAAGTTCACGATCGTCGCTCCCTGCTGAGCCACTGAGGAGAACGGGGCCCGGCTAGCCCTCATCTGCTCCGTGAGCCAGTCCGTGAGCGTCGAGTCGATCGCGGTCTCGCCCCGGTGAAAGACCCCAAGGACGGTGTCGCTGCCGCGGATCCCGCTCGCGATCGTGCCTCCGTGCGCGAAGGGGATGACCGCACTGACGATTCCACCGATGATTCCACCGACGCCGCCGCCACCGAAGCCGCCGCGGGCGAAGGCGGAAATAACGGTATTGATGAGCACCTCGACCAGAGACTGGAGCGGATCTCGAGCCTCGATCACCGATCGGTAGAAATTCGAGAAGACGCTGGTCACCGCATCGTCGATAGCGTCTACCTGGGTCTTCAGTTTGTCCTTCGACGCCTCGGCCGCCTTGCCGCCATCGAGCGCCTCCTTCTTGCTCTTCTTCTGCTGCTCGGCGACCTCTTCCCAGAAGGCGTCGTTCTCCCGGTACGCCTTCGAGATCTTGTCCTCCGGGGTCGGGAGCCCGCGGACCGACATCCCCGACATCGTCTTCTGGCCGCCTCCGACCAACATCGAGGCCTCCGACAGCCGCTTGAATTCCTCCTCGAGCGTCTCGGCCGACTTGACCAGGGCGCCCGTGGCCCGGTCGATCTCCATGAATTGCTCTTGGCTGGGGAACGCGGGGCCTGGGGGCGGCCACGTCGTGCCGGGGACGATGAGGCCAAGCCCACGGCGCAGCTGCTCGTTCTGCTGCTGGAGGAAGTTCCCGCCCGCCTCAGCCTGGGCCTGAGCTCGGTCCGCGAAGCCCCTCGGGGTCGCGACGACCGTAGGCGGGAGCTTCATCTTCTCGATCTCGGCGAACGCATCCGCGGCGTTCTTGGCCGCCTTCGCGAGGTTCTCGGCCAGAGCCGCAGAGTCCTCGATGATCGGTGCTAGCGTGATCGCGGCGATCGCTGAGAGGCTCGCTGTGAGGCCCTTCGTGGCCGTGCCGAGGCGATCGAAGGACCGATCGACCTGTGTGACCTGCCCGGCGACGGTCGTGCCGTATACGAGCCCCAGCTCCTCCGCACGCTTCTTGTTGGCTTCGAGGTCGGCCGAGAGGGTCGTGAGGAACCGGCTCCCGGATCGGCTGAAGAGCTCGACCGAGACGCGGGCCCGCTCGGCCGGGTCCGGAATGGAGTCCAGCGCGGCCGCAACGTCCTTGAGGATCTCCTCGGTCGGCCTGATGCCCCCAGTTGCCTCGTCTCGGACCGCGACCCCGAGCTCTCGGAAGGTCTGGGTCGCCTCCTTGTTACCGCGGGCTGCCTCGGCAATCCTGACGTTGAACCTGGTCACGCCCATCGACAGCGTGCCGAAGTCCTGGCCCGCCTCCCTTGCTGAGATCTGGAGGCCCGATATGAATGCCTCCCCGATCCCGAGCTGGTCTGTGAGGTTCGCGAGCCCTTCCTGGAGGTCCGCGGCGTTGCGCGCCATCGTGACGAAGCCCGTAACGGCGGCGCCCGCGGTGAAGCTTGGGAGGAAGGCCAGCAGGGACTTGAAGATCGTCTCGAGCCCGGCCGTCTGATCGGCCAGGGATTTCGACTCCATCCGGAGCTGGCCCTGTATCTCTTTTTGGCGCTGGTAGGCGGCCCCGAGCTTGGTCGCGACGTCGGCTCCGAGGGCGCCGGCGTCGTGGAGGCGCCTCATCTCTGCGTTGAGCTCTCGGCTTTCCTGGATCAGGCGGCCGATGGCCTGGGAGGCCCGGTCCTCACCCTCGATCAGGAGCCCGAATCTGGTATCAGGCATTTTCCGTGCCCTTCATCGCCCTCACCTTGTCCAGCTTCGCCCTGATTTCCTCGAACGCATTGGCCTGAGCGATCTTCTGGACTTGAATTTCCTCTCTTCCCTTCGGTCTCAAGGTCCCGCGCTCCCGGTGCATCTGATCGTCCCGGTACCGCTGGCCCCTCAGCCGGACCGTGGTATCGAAGGCGAGCGCCAGGTCCCCTTCCTCTTCGAGGGAGATGTTGAAGTAGGCAGAGGGGCGGATCCCGTAGCGCTCGCCGATCGCGTCCATCACGGCGCAGAACTCAGGGTTTCGGAAGCAACCTCCCGGCCGCTTCGGCCTTCGCTCCCGAGACCGGGTCGTCCTCGAGGATGTGCTCCGTCAGTTCGAAGAGGCTCTTCCGGCGCACGGACTCGAAGGGGAGCGGCATGACCAGCCCGCTCCCCTCTTCGACGAGACCGTTGACGCAGAGCCTGTAGATGTTCTCCCGCTTCTTCGCCACCGCAGCGGCGCGCTCCGCGGTCTGATCCTTCCCATCCGCGGCGCCGAGGATCCGGACGCCGCCCCAGATCTCTACCTCCTGCTCGCCCATGATGGGCTTGTATTCCCAGGTGAAGCCGTCTGAATCGGTGAAGCGTCGGGTTTGGTTCCCCCCGAGATATCTCTCCAGTACGTTCGACATCGCGCGCCTCCTTCTCGAACGGGTTTACTCGTCTACACGTCTACCGTCGTGAGCTGAATGAACGCGTCGCCCAGCACGTTCGGGAGAATCTTGAAGACGACCGTGGCCTGCATCGGGCCCGGTCCGGGCGTGGAGAAGCCCCACCGATCGACGATCGCAGCGGCAGTCGCCGCGCTCGCCTTCAGCTCGAAGATCTCGGTCGAGCTGATGTAGGACAGGTAGTCGATGTTGACCGCCGTCGCCGCCGCCCAGTGGTCGACCATGTTCTTTGTGTCGTACTGGCTCGCGATGTCGTTCTCGACGTCGAGCACGACCTCGAGCTCGATGTCGCAGACTTCCCCGCGGACCGAGATCCGAGCCTCTCTGTTCACGTCCTCCCCGCACCAGGGGTTGTAGCGCGCCGTGTTCTGTACCCGGAGCGTGGCCCTCGAGTAGACGACGTTGTCGGTGACGGTCGGGGGGTTCGCGGTCCCGATCCGTAGCCCGCTGTTCGCGGTGTTGCGGATGTGCTCCCAGGTGTGAACGCCGCCCGTTGGGTCGGCCGGGCTGATGTCGGTCGCGCCGGCAGTGAGCCTCGACGCCCGGCCCGAGAGCGAGATCCTCGTGACGGCGTCGGGCTCGAAGATGAACTCGGCCCGATCTACGATCGCGTCCTGCACCTCGTGGGAGAAGATCGCCGCTCCGGCCGAGTCGTCGGCCTGCTCGTGGAGCGTGAGCGCGCGGCCGTAGAAATCGGTCGAGGTGTCCGTCCCACCGTCAACCAGCGGATCATTGATCGTGTACTTCTTCGTGAAAGGGCCGACGGTGGTGATGACTTCCTTCCCGAACGCGGCGCGGAGGAAGTCCCGAACGGTGTCGTTCGCAGTCCTCGGGCTGATGAGCTCTAGCTCGGCCCGCCACGGGAGAATCTTCGCGACCGTGTAGAGGTTCGATACCTTCCCGATCGACTGGACGACCGTCCCACGCATCCGGCGAAACGGCTGCGGGTCGAAGATCTGACCGCTGCGGATCGGGACCATCGTCTTCGCGAGCCCGGTGGCCTTCGTGCCGAAGGCGGTCTGAGGCTTCCAAGAGAGGAAGTGGTTGAATCCGTTCGCGATCGCCATTTACTCCCCACCGCCTTCCGTCCAGATGTTGACACCGTAGCCGGCAGCCTCGTCGAGCGTGTAGCCCTCCGGGTTGCGCGCGAGGAGCTCGTCGGCCAAGGCCGCGTCTACCTCGAGAGGCTGCCCTTTCTTGAACTCGAGGTGCCCGCCGCCCCAGATGATGTCGATCTGTTCCGCGGGCCCCTCCAGATAGATCGTCTTCTTCATCGCCCCTCTCCTCCCCTCAACCCATTGGCATCGGGTGTCGATACTCGACATCCCAGAAGCTCCAGACGATCCCGATGCCGTAGGACTGGGCCACTTTCGGGATCTCCCACTGAATTCGCGTCCCCGGCGTTTTCCTCGTGAAGAGCCCCCAGGTGTTCGGCCCGGAGTAACCTGGCCGATCCCGTGCGGGGTTGTCCTGCATCAGGTGCTGCACGTCTGCGGTCGCGAGAGCCATCTGCCGCTGGACTTCCGAAGTCCCCTTGACGACCCAGCCGCAGGTGATGCTCGCGATCGGAGAGAGCTCGCTGCTGTTCTCCTGGCGGGATCCCTCCCCACCGTGAAACGGGGCCCAGAGGCGCACCGAATGCTGAGACTCGCTCGCCGCTACCATGTCGATCGCTTCATCTGGGAACTCGGGCCAGTCCACATCCCGGAGCGTCGTGAAGAAGTCGGGAGGCTGGATCAGAGAAAACTCCATCTTGAGCGTCTCCATGATGAACGCGAGATTGGGTTCTCCGCTGATCGCCACGGATCACCTCATCGCCCCGGCGAATCGGCCAGTGAATCCGGCTCGACTGCCGACGCGCTCGAAGTAGTCCCGGATGACGACGACCCACTCCTTCACGTCCCGATCCGTCGGCTCGATCGGAGCGCGCCGCGGCATATTCCTCGTGCCCGTCTGGTGGTACGGTCCGTAGGGCATCGACGATCCGATGAAGACCGAGTTGGCCCCGTAGGTCACGATAGAGCCCGCACCGTAGCTCGTGAGTGATCGCTTGAGGGCGCCTGTACGCTCTAGAATCTTGGCGCCTGGGTGTCGCCGCGCCTTCCAAGCGGCATAGCGGGGTGAGAGCGGCTGCCATCGGCCGGAGGGGCTCCGAGCTCCTTCCGATTCGAACTGATGGGCAAACTGCCGCTTCACCACCGCCACGATTGCAGGCAGGGCCGGCCTGATGTTCCTGGCCGCAGCTTGGATCTCCCCGAGCATCCCGGAGAGCCTCTGGAGATCGGGCTCCGTCCTCACCCGGATCGCGATCACGGTACGTAGTCCTTCGTGAAGACGGGATTGCGATCGTCGCTTGGATCGGCGGTGTCCGCGTCCCGAGTGTGACTCCAGGGAACGTCGGTGTCGCCAGTGGTCGCCCCGTACTCTCCCGCCGCGATCAGCTCCAGCAGCTTCTTGAAATCCTCGTGCCACTCGCGGAAGAGCGGGACGGTGTCGTCGTCCCCGATCGCGCCCCTCACGGTCATCACCTGATAGGCGAGCTCGCGAGCGCACTTGAGTTTCAGGTCCCCGAGGACATCAACGTCCCCCGGCGGGACACTCGCGCCACCTTCCTTGAAGGCAGCATTGACCTGGTTCGCGACCTGATCGATCCACTCGATCACGGTGGGAGCGGTCGGATTCCCCGTCTGTTGATCGATCGACTGCCCGCCGGGCATCCACTGGCGGACGTCGTCGATGTCGCAGTATCCGGCCACGGATCAGCTCAGCCCTTCGGGATCGGCTGGATGTCAGCGTAATCGCGCGGGGCGGGCCCAGGACCGACGGGAGGGGTAGGGAGCTTCTCGGCACCCGCGGGGGGCTGAATCGCTCCACTCTCCCGAATCTCCTTGAACTTCCCTTCGCGCAGATCGCGCTCGATCGGGTCCATCACTTTCGGGACTCCCACGCTGACGACCGCGTTGTCTGGAGCCGGGCTTGCGTTCCCGTCCTTCATCAGCTCCATCGCCTCGTCGTCGGTCGCCTCGATCACCTGGCCCTTCGCGTGGATCCCCGTTCTGAAGTGGAGACTGTTGCACTCCACGGTCATCTTGTTGAGCTTCTCCTCCATCGCGCGCCTCCGTCAGTTCCAGATCCAGGCGCGCTCGAGCTGCTCGCGCCGGACCGCCATTTCCGTCTCCTCGTGAAGCAGCTTGTCCGCATGGAACGGAGACGTCTTCCTGTTGAAGTAGTCCCCGATCACGACGCGGGCCGACCAGATCACGATCCAATCGGTGCTGTTCTCGACTCCGGCGTAGATGCGGCCGCGCCGATCCTCCTCGAGCTTCAACGCCCGGTAGACCGCCTGAGCGTCCGCCTCGGCGGCGAAGTCCTTCGGCTCGAGACGACGACCGTCTGGATGAACCAGCATCGGCCGGCGACCGTCCGCGTGGAGCTCCCAGTGATTCGGGAGCTCCACGTTCAGCTTGCGCATCGGTTAGAGCACCGTGCCGAGCACGTACATCGACTTCGCCTCGGCCGTGAGCTCGATCAGAGCCTGGAACGCCTGGACCCAGATGCCGCGCCGCATGGAATCGGGGAACGAAGCGGCTCCGTAATTCAGGACGCCCGGCGAGAGGCCGAAGCTCGACGTCTCGGCACCGGGATCGCTCTCGCCGTACCAGATGTAGACCTCGTCCGCAGGCCAGATGTAGGAGCCCTGCGTTGCGAGCGCTCCCTCCACCGTGCCCGTCGGAGCGGCCGTCCCCTTCACTCCCTTCAGGAAGCGGACCATCTCGACGTCGAAGTACGCAGCGATCAGGGGCTCGTTGATCTGGCGCCCCGTCGCCTGCATGACGTACTTGATCGCGTCCTTGAGGAGCGCGCCAGCCGACAGATTCGACTCGCGCGTGATGAGGTCGTCCGTAACCGTGCCGGTCATGGCGACCTTGTTTGGCTCCCGTCCCGTGAACTGGAGCACCTTCTTCTTCCCCGCCATGATGTCGGTGCGCGGCGCCGGCGTTGGCGAGGACGTCGCGTTCCACTTGAACGCGCCCGAGAGCGAGGTGTCCGGGGTGATCGCGTCCACAATGACCTGCGCGCGAATCTCGCGAGCGAGCCAGACCTTCTCGGTGAGCGAGCGCTGGCGACGGGCGGTGAGCGGCATGCCCGGCGCTTTCGTCGAGTTGAGCTGCCTCCACGTCACGAGGCTCTGGAAGCCAAAGTCCTCGGCCATGAAGGGGATGGCCTTCCCGCGGAAGCTGACCGTCTTATAGCCGGTCTCGTCGCCCGCGAGAGCGTTCGGCGCCGTAAGATTGCTCAGCGCCTCCTCGACGAAGATCGACCCGTTGTACCCGTCGAACGGGACGAACGGGAAGAAGTCGTCCGCGCCGAAGTAGCGGGCGCGATTCTGCATGTACGCCAGGCCGACACTGCTCGCAAGCGTGTCGATCGGGGCAACGAATCTGACATCACCAGGCATCTCTTCATTCCTCCCGTCACAGCCCCATGCTGCGCAACCGCGACCCCCTGGCCGCGGCGATCAGTTACCTACTTAGGCCCAGCTGCCCTCTTGCGGCATCCACTTGATCGTGATTACGCCGTCCCCGTTCGTCGTGAATCCCTCCTGGGCGTAGCCGATGATGTAGGTGGTGGTGGCTACAAACGTCCCGCTGCGAGCTGCCTTCACACCGCGTCCCGTAGCGTTCACCTTGATCGGGTCTCCGACGAGGATGTCGGTCGTCCCGTCGCACAGCACCTGGACGTCCTCCCCGTACTTCGGATTGGGCACCTGCGCGCCCTCGTTCTGCTTGGGCTGATTCAGCAGCGGCCCGTAGGGCGTGTCCGCGAGTGACGTGCTGACGTCCAGAGTTTCGGCCGCGCTGAGCTTCGCGAGCTGACCCTGAATCCCCTGCGTTGCGTTCGCCCACTTGTATGCTCCGTGCTCTCCACTCGATGGCATTGCTCGAAACCTCCCTTTTGATCGGTCAGCCGCTTACGGGCGAACCGGGTTCTTGACTACTCGGCGTCGCCCTCGACGCCCCCACCGATGCCGCCGCCCGCGATCGCGAGCTGCTCGGCGTCTCGCTGCTGGAAGAGCTTCGAATTCCTCTCGTACGCCTTGGAGTAGGCGACGTCGAAAGTGACCTTCTCGTCCTGCATGATCTTCTGGACGATCTTCTCGCAGCGCTCGGTCGTCGACTCCTCCCCGTCCCCTCCGGCACCGATCCGCTGACCCATCGGAACGACGGCTGCCATGTTCTTGAGGATCCGCTCGCAGCGAGCGCCGCCGAGATCGCGGAAGTTCTTCTCCCACTCCGTGCGCTCCGCAGCCCGGATCTTCCCGGCCGCGACTGCGCCGTCGAGGACCTTCTTCATCGAAGTCGCGAGGTCCTTCTCGTTGCGGTCGTCGATGTTCTTCTGAAGCTCCTCGACCTTGGCTTGGAGAGCCAAAGCCTCGCCGGCGGTGGTCTTCACCTCGGAGAGCTCCTTGCGAAGCCCGGCGTTCTCCTCGATCATCTTGCTCGTCGACGCCTTGAGGAGCTTCTCGACGTCTTCCTCGGTCCCGTTCTCGGGTCCGCCGAACTTCTTCAGGTTCATTGTCCGCTCTCCTTCGTGAGTGCCGTCCATCTTCCAGACGTCGAACACCGCGTCCGGATTGGCCGGTCGGTCGACCAGGCTGATTTCGACCAGCCTGAGCTTCGTGATCCACTCTCCCTCTCGCTTCCCGCTCCCCTTGATCGAGAATCCGTTGTAGACCTTCGCCTTCACCTTCTTCCACGCGACGTCGTCGACCACATGCGCACCGATGTACATCCCGGTCTCGTCGACGACCGCGCTGATCGCCTTCCCGACCGCGCTCGGCTGGTGCATCTCCCGGATGTTTCCGAACCGCATGTAGTCGGGGAGCGAGCCGCGCATCGCCTCCAGGCTGATGCGATCGCCCTGGGCATCGAGTGCTGTCGTGGAGGCGTAGCCGTAGACCATGCGAGTCTCTTCGTCGACCTTGTCGATGGGCAGGTAGAAGTCTCTGTTCATGCGGCTACCTCTCGGAACACGAAGACCGGCTCGCATCGGCAGCGATCCAGCCCGTCGCATTCGGGATTCGGGACCTGGCTCTCGTACGTGTCGAAGTCGAGCTCCTCTCCGTCCATCGCCCAGCACGGATCGCAGGTGTTCGTGTCCATCCGTGCGGAGTAGAAGATCGAGGAGATTGCGGTCTTCATTGCCTGGCCCTGCTGAACTCGCCCGTTGGTGTAGGCTCGCGCGACTCTCCCCGCCAGGTTCGCGAGCTGGACGTTCTCGCTCAGTCCTTCAGAGCCGACGAGTGCTTCGAGGATGTCCCGCTCCTGGCGCTCCGGTGACCGGCCCGCGTCTCTCGACACCTGGCCCGCCTCGATCGCCCGCTGCACCATCGAACCCACCATGACGGTCGTGAAACCGGCGGCCAACCAGTCAACGTCCTTTCGCTGCTTCGCGGTCGGCTCCGTGTTGAATTCATCGTCGTCGTCCTCGTCGTCCGCCTTCTGGAGCAGCTGACGCTTCCGATCGCCGAGCACGCTCTTACGCCCAGCTCCGTACACGCCCTGCAGCTCGTCGCCCACGGCGCGCGCGAGCTCAGCCTCACCAGGCACCTCAGCGAGACGCCTCGCCTGCCTGAGATCCGTGGCGCTGGAGAAGTGTTTCGCGATGGCGATGGCGATCTCACGACGCGCGGGCGCCACCACCCGATGCCAGATCCGGATCGGCTCGCCCGCCAGGAGGGCCGCGGTGCCGTCCCAGTCGACGTGCGCCTCGTGCGGCATCGCATCCCGCCAGAAGGGCTGCCCGAGCCTCGATGCCTTCTCGATCTTCTCGGCGGGCTTCTCCTCGGGCTTCTTCTCGCCACCCTCTCGCGCGCTCGCCTTGACCGCTGCGTTCGCCAAGGCCTCGGCGCGCTCCGCGGGACTCGGCTCCAGCGTCGCCTCGTCCTCCTCGGGGAGAGCGAACTTCTCCCGCATGAGGACCCGGATAGGCTGATCGATCCGGATGAGCCCCACCTTGACCAGGGGCTCGAGCACCGAGGCGAGGCGGTCGGGCTTCATCTGGAGGAAGTTCTCGCACGCGAGCCTCGGGTAGAGCTCCCGCTCCCCGAAGTTCATGTTCACGAGCTCAACGATCGCCTGCTCTCCGAAGGTGTCCTCGATCAGCTTCGCAACGCCCTGGTAGGCGAGGAGCATGAAGTCGAGCTGCACGGTGCCCACGGAGAGAGCGCCCTTGTCCCCGGTCCCGAGAGACTGGAACATCGAGAACATCGACCCTTCGATCATCCGGTCGTCGTACTCGACGGACTCGATGAACTTCCCGCCCTCTCCTCCTGGGAATAGCGCATGGAACTCGAACACGCTCGGGAAGTAGAGCCCCTGCTTCTCGTGGATCCGGAAGCTCTCGAGGACCCGCTTCGCCTCCCGGATCTGCTCCAGGCTTGGGCTGGTGCCCTCCTTCGACTGAACCCAGAAGATCCCGCCCATGCGCTCTTTCTGGATCGCGTCGAACTTGAGCAGGTCGAGCTTCCGGCGCCAGTTGAAGTGAGCAGGCCGGAGGATCGACTCGCCCCAGTAGTTGTCTCCCTGCCGATTGAACGAGGTCACGATCAGCCGCTCTGCGGGAATCGTGACGTCCTTCATCTCCCCGGTCCGAAGCTGCACCTGCTGGGTCACCGACTCGAGCCGCGACGGCCCCTTCGGAGCGAGTGTCCAGTTGCGGATCGTCTTCGGAAGCCGCGCCTCGAGCGCCCCGTAGACCTGCTTACCGTCCGACGCGCGGTAGCCCCAGACCTTCTCGATCACCGAGAAGCCCGCCCAGGTCGCGATGAGCGAATTCGACAGCGTGTCCCGCCATGGCGTCAGCCCCGAGTATCCGTAGGTCTCTCCGGGCATCAGGACTGAACGAACGAACTTGGCGACCTTCTCACCATCCTTGTCGTCCTTCTGCGCGTCGATCCTCCACTGGGCCGAAGTCAGCGCGTAGAGCAGGTTGTTGAGAGAGCGCCTGACCTGTGCGTCCGACCTCTGCATCCGGTCGAACGTGGCGACCGACTGCTGCGGAGACGATAGGTCGACGTTGTACTCGTCCGCCCTCCAGCTCTCGTTCCCGATGAGCGGGATTCCAGATCCACCGATGGGCTGACCGACTCGCTCCAGGAGAGGCATCAGTAGAGCCCCCACTGGGCCCGCATCGCGGGAAGCATCCGGCCAGGGCCGCTCGGTGCGCTGTCGTCATCGTCGTCCAGGATCGATCTCTCGCCGTCCTGCGTGTAGGCGCGCTCGCTGAGCGGGGTGAAGTCGTCGAGCGGATTCGGGCCTGCGGCGGTGAACAGCCCGGTCACCACGTAGCGCAGCGCATCCATGATGTGAGACGCCATGTCGTGGTCGGGGATGTTGCTCTTGATGTCGTCCGTGATGCGGTCCGTTTTGTAGCGGTAGTCCTCGATCCGGTCGATCAGAATCCGGCACGAGTCCGAGATCACGATCTCGCCCGCGACCAGCTTCTCGCGCACGAGCTCGATACCTAGGGCGACGCTTCCAGGACCTTGCAACATCGGGAACCGGACCCGCTTGAATCCCACGGAATCGTAGTAGCTCAAGATCGAATTCCCTGAGGGCACCCCCTCGTATTGCCCGGTGGGATCAGGGACCAGCTCTAGCAGCTCGCTCTTGAGCGGAGGCGTGAATCCAGTCGCGCGGAGAAGCGTCGCAAGGTCTATCGCGTTCAGCCTCGCCGCGCGATGCTTTCCCTCGAAGTCCTGGATCACCCGCAACACCGGTCCGACCTGCTGGCAGATCAGAGCCGCGGTCTTCCTTGCATGCCCGAAGTCGATCCCGACGGAGACCGTCACGCCGGGCAGCAGAGGGAGCGTCGACGCGGGCTTGACGTGAGTGCGGATCGAGAATTCCTTGTAGACGATCCCAGAGAGCGAGGTCGTGTAGTCGAGGTCGTACTCGCGAGCGCGCTGCTCGTCGCTCAGATCCTGAGTCGCAGCGTCGTACCACGGGGACCGGGCCTTCCCATCCTCGTCGGTATACAGGCCCCGCTTCCTCGATGGGTGCCGGCTCCAGTGGTAGGACAACTTCGTGAATCCTGATTCTCGGTTGTACCGGATGCGGCCGAAGAGGTTCTTCCTCCCGTTCGGTGTCGACTGGTAGATGATTCCACGAGGGCAGGCAGGACGAAGCGCGCGGTGCGAGGCCTCGGACATTTCGATGTATGCCGCCTCGTCCACCAGCGCGCGGTCATACGTCCCACCTCGCCCCGTGTTCCCCTTCGACGCATCTCCAACGATGTACGACTGCATCGACGGGCACGAAATTCGAAGGTGAGCGAACCGAACCGGAGCGTGCTGCTGGAGCCACGGAGGCAGGTGCTCGTACAGGTGGCGGATGCGACCGAAGAGAGAGTCCGTCGTCGAGTGCTCTCCACCGTCGTCGACCAGGTCCTGAAGCCGCGAAGCCATGAGCCCAGCAAAGCCGCGCTCGAACATCAGCGAGTGGAGGAAGCAAGCGCAGCCGAGCCAAGAGATCAGCATCTGCCGAGACTTCTCGACGTGCAGGTCTACGTGCGACTCGTAGGCTGCGATGTACTCGAGGGTGAAGTCCCAGGCGGGAATGAGGCCCTTCGCGTTGCAGTAGCGAGTGACAAAGTGCGCGGTCGGTGTTGGCCCGATGCCTGGAGTGCAGAGAAGAATCTCCTCGAGATCTCCACCGATCTCGAATTGAACCGGCGGGGCGGCCGCGTCAAAGGCGGCGCCGGCACCTCCGTGCGCCGAGACTACGCCGCCCCAGTTCGCAGCTCCGACTTCCACCGCCCCACCTCCACCCCGCCCCGCCGTGCTGCCTTACTCCACGCCGCTCCCGTTCCCGCTGCTCGACTCCACGAAGGGCACGTCCTCAGCGCGCACCGCGTGCTTCTCTCGCTCCGAAAGGATCTTCGTCACGACGTCCTCGATCAGCGCATGCATCGCGATCGCCATGCTCTCCGTGCTCACGCTCCCCTCGACGTCTGTCTCCTTGCGCCTGGGAAGACCGAAGCGATCGAACAGATTCTCCGCAGCGCGCATTCGCAGAAACGGGTCCGCTTTCGAATCGCGCAGCACCCCGATGCAGTACACCACCGCCTTCGGTAGCCACCTGTTCCCGTACAGCCTCGCTCGAGCTCGCAGCGCCCGCTCCTCGTCCGAGAGAAGCGGCCGGCCAGATCCGTACCCGTGAGAAACGACGCCGCCACGGAATCCCTTCACGTGCTCGATCTGCTGGCTCACGCTGCGGGGAATACACCTGCGCCAAGATGTGGGTCAAGTTCCATCGGGGAACATGTGGGGCGTAATTCTTGAGCGGTGTTGAGCGGTGTTGAGTCGTGTTGAGGTTTTCTGCTGGGGCCTTTGGTGTTTCAGTATGTTTCAGAATGAAACTGTTGCTGGCCGATGGAGCGGAGCGACTGAGGCAATACGGTCGGAGCCGGTGGAGGCGTTACTCAACAACTCAACTGTTGAGTTGTTGAGGGTGTTGAGTGTCCAGCGCTAGTATGCGTAGAGGCTGAAAGACTAGAAGACCTATGCGAACCTCTACGTGTTTCTTATGCCTCTGCCTCTGCCTCGGTTGAGTTGTTGAGTCCTCAAATTTCAATTTGAGTGCTGTTGAGTACTCAACAATTATGTTGAGTCGATGTAGGTGGTATAATGGTTTACGTTTCCCCGTCTACAACTCAGGAGGCGTCAATGAAGGCTCTTGTCGGGCTCGTGCTGCTGGGGTGCTCGTGTCTTCCGATGGTTGCTGCTGCGGGTGTCGTTGAGGGGAATCCAGACCAAAGAACCAGCCTATTTGTAGGCTATGGAAGGGCTTGGGGTGAAATCGTCATCTCTGACCCCCAGTTGACTCAACAGTTGAGTATTGTTGAGGATTCCAACCGTTTCTTCGGCGAGCTGACGATCCCGGCAGACAAGTGGGTGAGCTTCGTCATGGCGGCGAGCGTGGCCGACTCCCCTGGCCGGGACCCGCTTGAGGAGCCGAACACCGCCTACACGAGCTTGAGCCTGATCACCATGGGGATCGGCGTCCGGTTCTACTTGCCGTAACCCATTACTCTTCTGCCGAATGGGCCGAGCCAACGGAGCCGGCCCACGGATGGGCGATCTCGAGCAGCTCCTTCTCAGGGACTACGCATTCCACGGCCGCAGAAGCCTCAGGCGGGCCTCGGCGGCCCTTGCCCACCTCCGAGCCCACCTGGACCGAGTTCCTTCGTCTGCGGCCTACGGGCTCAGCCTGGACTACGCTCTGGCGCGACGCGCTGAGGGTGCGGCGCAGTCCACGATCCGATACGAGATCGCGCTCCTGGGGAGGGCGCTGACCCTGGCGGTGCACCACGGGTGGATCTCGGCCAGGCCGCTGGTTGCTCGCCCGACGGTCAGGAACACGCGGCAGGGTTTTGTCACTTTTGGCGCTCTCCGGGAGATCCTTCTCCGGCTGCCCCAGCCGGTCCGGGACGCCACCGTCTTCGCCTACGTGACCGGGTGGCGCCGGGCCGAGATCTTCGGGCTCACCTGGGACCGTGTCGACCTGGACGCCTCCACGGTCCGGCTTGCCGCGGGCGAGACGAAGAACGACGAGGGGAGGGTGATCCCCTATGACGGGCACCCCTGGCTCCGCGCGGTGATCAGGCGGGCTCTCGCCCGAGCTTCGGGCCGGTACGTCTTCCACCGCGGCGGCAAGCTGGTCCGAGATTTCCGGGGCGAGTGGATTAGGGCTTGCAGGGACGCCGGTGTGAGGAATACGGTATTTCACGACCTGCGCAGAAGTGCGGTTCGAAACATGGAGCGCGCTGGCGTACCGAGGTCCGTAGCGATGGCCCTGACAGGGCACAAAACGGAGTCGATCTACCGTCGTTACGCAATCACGAACGAGCAGGATCTGAGTCGCGGAATTCGGCTGATTGCGAAGCTGTCAACTGGGGGTCGTGGTGGGGAAGAGGAAGTATCTGACCGCTAAGGAAATGTCAAAGCTCGCCAAGAAGATCGAGGCGAAGCGACAGCGGCGGGTGAAGCGATTTGTGAAAAAGGCGGCCAGGCAAATCATGAAGTCACTTCGGAAGTTTCCGGTATGAAGAAGCAACCCACCGCGTCTGAGATTGGTCGCAAGGGAGGCAAGAACTCCTGGAAGCTAGTGAGCGCTGCCGAGCGGAGCAGGATCATGCGCGAGCGCGCGTTGAAAGCCTGGCGGACGAAGCGGCAGAGGGCTAAGAAAAAAGTTCAGAATTCCCCTTGACAGCCGATATAGAGCGCTGTATAGTTCTGAGTGTGACGGTTGAGACGGTGCATCGGATTTGAAGTCCTCGGAGACCACCAGATCCCATCCGTCCCCGGTAAGTGTAGGTGCAGCAACGGAGTAGAAGTAAAGGCGGGAAGCCGGGAACAGCATGCCTGCAGACCCGGCCCCCGCCTGGTTCGAACACCGCTAGCGGCGGTGTCGTGACGACAGCCTATGACGGGAGCGGATTGGGCGTCAACGGCTGTCTCGCGGTCCGCCGCAGCGGAAACCCAAGCCCTGCGGAGGCCAGTGATGAGCAAGTTTTCCGAGTCAGTCCCACTCACCCCGACATACCACTCGATTGAGGAGGGCCCATGCCTCGTGGCAAGGGAAACGTCGCCACGGAAGCGGACCACTACGCCTGGCGAGGCGACGCCGCCTCAGACAGATCAAAGAGATATCGAGTCAGTCACCGGTACGCGCTTGGCGGATGTGAATTGTGTGGCGCCGTGGGGCGCGACCGGCACCACATTGACGGAGACCTTAACAACCACGCCCAGACCAACATCAAGATTCTCTGCCGCCGTTGCCACATGCAGATCGATGGGCGATTGGATCGCTTCGTTGCTTCGCCCAGGAGCGGGCCAGCGGCGCCTCCGAAACCATGCGCCAATTGCGCCCGCCCCTACAAGCCACTCCGTCGTGGATTCTGCGCCCGCTGCTACGACCAAGCTCACCGTCCAGACAGAAGGCGGAAAGAATCTAACTGACTCACACATCTACCGATCGATCCAATGCATCTGCGGATCTCGGCGGACCAAGCGAGTCGGCAAGCGGCTGTACATGTGCATGACCTGCGGCCAGGACCTGATGCTCTTCGTTGGGGCCGATGCCGGCGCGTTCACGCTTCCCATCCGAACGGGCCTTGAGCTCGAGCAGAAGCGGGCGGGTGCGCGATGACGCTCGATCGGATGAACGGTCTGCTTCGGAAGGGCGGCGTCGATGTCGAGACGCCGAAGATCCCCGGCACCTGGTACGCGGTCGAGTCGGTCGGCAAGGACGGGGTCCGGTGCGATCACGGGCGGTTCGGTTTCACTCGCGCGCTGATGGAGTACCGGAAGCTGCGCGAGCAGTACGGCACGAGCCGCGTCGTCATCCTCTCGAATCCCGATCAAGTAGACCTCGGCAACTCGGACGGGCTCACAGACCGCGAGCGCGAGCTCGTCGACGGAGGTGCGCGATGAGGGCGGGCGTGGCGTTGGAAGACCGGACCATCGGGCGCGCGCTCTGGCTCGCGCAGAGGCGCCGCGGTATCGGCGGGTCCGACGCGGCGGCGATCCTCGGGCTCTCCCCTTGGGAGACTTCATTCAGCATCTGGCTCGAGAAGACGGGAGGCGCGCAGACCAAGAAGCAGGTGGAACCGGATCGCGTGGTTGTCGTTCGCCGCTTCTCCGGCGCCGGAGTGGCAGCGGTGCCAGCATCCAACCGAACCGAGCCCATGTGGTGGGGCCTTGCGCTCGAAGACATCGTCGCGAAGCGGTACACCGAGAAGACGGGTCTGAAGGTCTGGAAGCCTGAGAAGCTCATGCAGCACCCGGAACACGACTGCCTGATCGCGACGCCAGACTTCCTCGTCATCGGAGAGGAACGGGGGCTCGAGATAAAGACCGCGAACGCCTGGGCCGACACCGGCTGGGGCCCCGAGGGCACCGACGAGATCCCAAGGCACTACCTCGTACAGTGCCTGCACTACATGGCCGTGACGGGATTCCCCGTCTGGGACATCGCGGTCCTGATCGGTGGATCCGACTTCCGTATCTACACGGTTCGTCGCGACGCGGTCTTCGAGGAGATCCTGATCTCGAGACTAACCGAGTGGTGGCAGACCTACATCGTCCAGGGCGCCCAGCCCCCGATCGACGGAAGCGACGGAGCGTCGGCGTATCTGAAGGCCTTCCACCCGGCCGACACGGCGCCTCGAATCCCTGCCACCGACGCCGCCCAGATCCTCGGGAAGGAGCTCCTATCCCTGAAGGAACAGATCAGCGAGCTCGAGGGCAGAGAGGGCTCGATCGTGAACCAGCTGAAGTCTTTGATCGGGGACGCGGAGGGGATGGACGGTGACGGCTGGCTTGTGACCTGGAAGGCGGCGAAACCGAAGCAGGCGGTCGAGTGGGAGCGGCTCTCTCAGGCGCTCATGGAGCGGCTTCAGGAGCTCCACCAAGGGGACATGGTGAACCTGGAACTTGCCAAGGCTAGGTACTCAAAGCCGGGGATCCGCACGTTCCGGCTGATCAAGAAGAAGAGCTAGATGGGGGCGGGCTCGACGCTGAGCCGTCGGCTGACGGGGAAGCGGCCAGCGAAGACCTTCGCAGGGTAGCCCCGCCCCCTTTTTCCGAGACTAGGAGGCGCGTGATGCTGGAGCAGGAGCAGGAAGTGATCGAAGTGCAGCCGCTAGAGGTCCCATCGCTTACGAATCTTGTACTGCTCGAGAGGGCGGCGATCGACTCCCAGGTCGCGACCGCAAAGGCCTTCCCTCGGAGCGTGACAAGGTTCACGAAGCATCTCAAGGACATGGTCGTCCTCAACCCTGACGTCGCGGAGGCCTGCATCTTCGCGATGCCGCGGGCCGGGAAAACGATCGAGGGGGCATCGATCCGGTTCGCTGAGATGGCGATCTCGGCTTGGGGGAACTGCCGGGTCTCGTCCCGCGTGGTCGCGGTAGACGACGCGACGGTCACGGCCCAGGGAGTTTTCCACGACCTGGAGAGCAACTCGGCGACGAGCGACGAGGTCCAGCGCGGGATCCTCGGTAAGAACGGGAAGCGGTACACGCCGGACATGGTCGTCGTCACGGGGCGCGCCGCGTGCGCCATCGCCCGCCGCAACGCCGCGCTCGCGGGCGTCCCACGGGCGTTCTGGGAGCCGATCTACCAGGAAGCGAGGAAGGTGGTCAAGGGAGACGAGAAGACGCTCTCCAGCCGTCGCGCTGACAGCCTGGCCTACCTCCAGAACCTGGGCGTGTCCCAGGAAATGGTCTTCACGACCCTCGGGGTCTCCGGGATCGAGGACATCACGTCGGACCACCTGGTGACGCTCAGGGCGGCAGCTCGCGCGATCCGGGACGGAGAGGCCACGGTCGACGAGGCCTTCATAGATCCGTCGAAGAAGGTGGAGGTTCCTGTCGGATCGTCGGCGCCGGGGCTGGAGGGGCTCAAGGCCGCCGTGGGTGTCGGTTCTGTCACTTCTGTCACACCTGTGGCGGCGCCCGCACCGCCAGCTCCTCCCTCCGTGTCCACACCCCCCCAGCTGGAGCCCCTGCCCACCCAGCACGACTGGCTCGCGGCACGTCGGACCCGGATCACGAACGAGGTCGCGGCTAGCGGGCTCTCGATCGGCGACCAGATGGCAGAGGTCACGAAGCGGCTGATCGAGGCGGCGAAGGAGTACCGGGAGCTCGCGGCAGCTGAGGAGGCGAAGCGGGCCGGCGCCTGATGGATCCGGTCGTGGTCGAGCTGGTCGGAGGGTGGGAGGACGGGCTCCGGTTCGCGCTGCCTCTCGGCGTGGAGCCCCCGACTCACATGGAGCTGCCGAGGAAGGCTTGGTTGGGACCGCTGAAAGTGCTCGACCAGTACGAGAGGGAGAAGCAGGACGGGCCGGTTGTCTTCTATCGATGGCGAGGGAGTAAGGCGGTTCCGTAGCGGGGCGGGAGACAGGGAGGTCGAGGGCGGATGGCCGGGTACGGGAAGATTCACTCGTCGCTGTGGAAGGGATCGCTACGGGGCGATTCGCACGGGCAGCTGGTGATGATGTATGCCTGCTCGAATTGTGACATCGATGGTGTGCTCGATGAGCACCCTCGCTCGATCGCAGAGGCTACCGGGCTCGTGGTCGATGAGGTCTGGATCGTATGCCGGAGATTCGAGGAGCCGGATCCTGAGAGCCGGAGCACCGAGCACGATGGACGCAGGTTCGTCCGCCTCACCCAGGACCGCACCTGGGGCTGGAAGATAGTCAACTACGAGAAGTACCGAGAGCTGCGGAGCACCGAGGATCGCCGGGACTATCACCGGAAGTACTGGCGGGACAACCGCTCGCCCAAGCGAGAGCCGATCGCCTCTCCGTCCGCTGACCCCACGATCGCGATCTCCTTCCCCACAAAGCTCGATGGAGTGCTGGAGCACATCGATCACGCATCGGTCGCCGAGTGGAGCAAGGCCTATCCGTCGGTAGACGTCCCCGCGAAGCTGGATCACCTGCGGCAATGGCTCCTCGCGAATCCGGCGAAGCTGAGGCTCCCGAGGTTCACCCGAGTCTGGATCGTGAACCGGCTCGCGGAGGATCAGCAGAAGGCTCCGAGGGTCGAGAAGGAACTGACGCCGGAGGAGCGCGTCGCATCGGAGAAGACGCATCGGGAGCAGCGCGCTCGTGAGCTTGAGGAGAGCCGGGAGCGGGACGCGCCACCTGACGACCCTGAGGCGTTGGAGAGATTCAACGCATCGCTCGCGGCTCTGGCGGCCGAGAAGGCGATGCCGTGATCTGGGTCGGCGTTGCGATCTGGGTCGCGATGGTGGTGGCGGTGGTGTGGATGCTCGCGAGGGCGGTTGACATCGGGAAGGGAGATCGGGAGTGACGAAGTATCGGTTCTTGTTCGCGCGCAAGTTGCACAAGCGACAGCAGGCCAGGCTCCTGCTCATAGCCGGTTACGATGGGGAAACAATCATATGGGACGAGAAGAGGAAGAATCTCATAGGAGCCGAGATGCGTCCGGACAATTGGCGAGACTTCCTGGGGCGCGACCTGACGGAATCCGAGATCGCCAGCTGCCAAGGGATGAAGGCGATGCTGCGTCCGTGACCTTCTGCGCGCGCATCTACGGCTACCCCACGCCCTGGGCGCGGCCTCGATTCCAGCGCCGCGGCGCGTTCGTCCAGGTCTTCGAGAAGAAGGAAGTCACCGACTGGAAGAGAACGATTCAGGCGCAGGCGATCGCGGTGAAGCCGGAGATCCCACTCTCGGGGCCGCTACAGATGTCGCTCGTGTTCTATCTCCCTCGCCCTGCGAGCCTGCCGAAGCGAGTGCTCCACCATGTGAAGAGGCCCGACATAGACAACCTGTTCAAGGCCCTTGCCGATGCGCTCAATGGGATCGCCTACGTGGACGACTCGCAGATCGTTCGGCTCTGTGCCGCGAAGGTCTACTCCGAGCAGCCGGGGGTATCGATCTTGATCGATGAGATCGAGGTCCCGTCTCAGGCAGCTCGCGCCGTTTCCGAGACGCAGGGGTCGCTACTCCCGTGAAGGTAGAGCGCGTGACCCAGAAACCCGAGATCCTTGATCGGATGTGCGCGCACGTCTGGAGGGAACTGGTCCCTCACGGGTCTTCCTGTTCGCTGACCGCCATCGCGTACGGCCCGGATAGATGCGTGAAGACCTACGAGGGCATGGGAGGGTCTGCGCGAGTGATGCGGAGAGAGTACCGATGCCCCGTGAAGCATCGGATCGAAGTCGAGTGGACGGAAATAGGAGGGATGCCGCATGTCTGAGACGACTCAAGTGATCGTCGACAAGTGCCGCGCCAAGTGGGCGATCGTCACGCAGCTCGAGAAGGAAGAGGACGCCTACAAGGAAGAGGCGAAGCGGTGCAGGAAGTCGATCGACAATCTGGTATCGGAGATCCGGAGGCTCTGCGTCGAGAGCGGCCAGGAAGAGTTGCCGCTGGCCGAGGCGCCGCCGGAGGGGTGAAGGGGCGGAGGGTACTACTCAAATGCGCCTACTCGAAGTGCGGAAAGCCGTTCAGCAAGCTGCCGTCCTATGTACGGATGCAGCGGAAGCAGCACTATCTCGATCCGCACGAGCTGTGCTGCTCTGTCTCCTGTGCCTCGGCTCGTACGTGGGAACGGCGCAAGGCGGAAGCCTCCGAATATGGATGACCCTGCCGGACCGGAACCAGGACACGGTGTGCCTCGACACCACCGGCACGTTGCTCCAGGACTTGGCCACGCTCCGAATCTTCGGGTGGCGCACCACCGACCCCGACACCATCCCGTTCGGCACCGTCACGGTACACGGGAAGGAAGGAGACTTGATCGGCATCCTGTTCGATGTCGAGGACGGATCCGTCGGGGAGTTGTTGGTCGAGGCGGGCGACATCTACGGGTACTACTCCTGCCCGGCGCACTACGTCTTCGCGGTCCCGATGGACACGACCACGGCGCCCCAACCGAGCCCGTCCGACCTGACCGCGGCCTACTACGACAACGCCGACTTCACGGCCCTGTTCGACGCGCTGCCTGACTCCATCATCAACGAGTCGTGGGGCGGGGCGCCGCTACCAGGCATGGGGGCCGACCAGTTCTCGGTGCGGTGGACGGGGCAGGTCCGGGCGCCCATGAGCGGGAACTTCACCATCTGCCCCGAGGTGTGCAACGGGGACTTCAAGTTCTACCTGACCGGATCGCTCCTGTCACAGAGGGACGTCGGCACGTCGTGCGGGGAGTTGTGCAAAACGGTCGGGCTCACGGCGGGAAACCGCTACGACGCGGTGCTGGAGTACCGCCACCAGACCGGGCAGGCCGCGGCGTCCATTCGGTGGCTCACTCCGACCGGCGGGGACCAGATCATCCCGGCCAGCGCTTGGAGGTAGTGATGTCCGAGTACACGAAGGCGACGGACGAGTTCCTGATGGCGATGGTGCGGGGGTGGTCTACTGAAGACGGGATTCGGGGAGGTTCCGCCCGCGCGGTGCTGGAGGAGGCGAAGCCATCCCCGCCGCAGCAGGAGAGCGCGGAGGAGTTGCTGGAGAGGGTGATTAACGCAAAAGCTCCAGTGGGATACAGAGATCAAGTGGCCCACCTGGAATTACTGCGCCGCGCCCTCGCGCTGATCCACGCCGACCGGGAGCGGAGGGAGAGGGTCGTGGGGATGATGCGTAACTTCAATTCGGCGCTTGATCGTTGGGCCGACATGCTGGAGGGAAAGTCATGGACGGATGGGGCAAGAAACTGGAGAACGCGCAATTGGCTGTGACACTGACTATTGACGGCCTGAACAGACAGCGCGTCAAGTTTGGGAAAGAGAAGTGGCCGGACGGAGATGCGTGGGAGCCCCCATCGACCTGCCACGACTGCGCGGCCAGAATCGGGCAATACCACGTGCCCGGATGCGACTTTGAGCGGTGTCCAAAATGCGGTGGGCAATTGATAAGTTGCGGCTGCATGGAGGGCCGCGATGCCTGAGAAGCCGATGACCGTGGACGAGGCGCTGTGGCAGGTGCTTGAGGGTACTGAGATTGAGTTTGGGAAACATGAGCGCATCCGTTTCCTGCTCGCCAGGCTTCGAGACGAACGCGCCCAACTCTCGGCCGAAGCTAAGACGGCCCGTGCCGAACGCGACCGGCTCCGGGCGTGCATGCAGAAAGTGTGGGGTGAGATGGCGCGTTCATATTCTGGTGAAAGTCTACCAACCGATAGGACTTTGCCATCGTGGATAGCCGAACTAAACGACGTGCTGAAATAACCGAGTGCGCCAGCTTGGCGGCTCAACTCTCAGGGCAGCCATGACCAAGCGCAAGCGGCTCCCGGCACACATCGTCATCAAGAGCGAAATGCTCAGCATAGAGATCAAGACTCTCACCAACGGAAATATCATGTTGCGCCTTCCGTATTGGGCAGGAAGGAACAGAAAGGCATCCGTGACGCTCTACTATCCACCGGCCTGCCTCAGCTTCATGTTGATAGACCCGATTGCCAAGCTACTAAAGCAGCGACTCAACGACGCGCAGGACGATGCGGACCGGATGAAAAAGGGGCTCGAATGACCAAGCGCAAGCGGCGGGCGCTGTGCCCGACATGTAAGCAGGACATGAATGCTGCGCCGCGCAAAGGGGGCATTGATTGCCCTCAGTGCGGTCAGGGAATCTCCAAGCGCAAGCGGCGGGGGATCGAGGTGTGGGTGTGGCGGTGCCCATGCACGGCCAACTGTGGTCAGGCCAAAGTGCGCCCCTTTGGACAGCGACGACACGAGAAGGCGCTCGTCTGCATCAAGTGGCTCCATCGCGCCGGGTGCCCACCGATAACCGACAAGCCGATCAAGGTCCGGGTCGTGATCGAGGGGGAGGCATGACCGAGACAAAGTGCAACCGTGAGTGGTGCCAGAATCCCGCAGCGTTCCGATACCAGTGGAACGATCATTATCCAGAAGTGGAAGCATGTAGGTTTCACGCTGAGAGGGCAGCGAAACGAGCCCAATCGCAAGGCTGGAAGCTGGTACTCACCCCGCTACCAGGAACAATCGTGATCGAGGAAGTTCGCGACTGATGGGCTGGCCCGGCTTCGAGCGAATCAAGTGGGCACCGATCGCGCCGGAGCGGATCCACCGGCTCAAGGGGAAGTACCCGCTGTCGAACGTGGGCGCTCTGATCGGGATGAATCACGACGAGCTGAGGGACTGCCACCAGGCTTGCCACGATGTCTACGAAGAGCTCCCGATCCTCATCGACGGTAACTCGATGACTCGGCTCCAGCTGATCGAGGCGATACTGGCATCGAGGAAGAAGTTCGTCGAGACGCGGCGGCGAGGGAATGAAGGGGGCCGTCGGGTATCGATGTAAACCACCAGGGCGGCGCGGGCCCTGGCTCGAACCTTCAGGCCCCCGAATTCCCTACTGCTTCTTCAGCGCGCCCTTTGCCTCCAGCACCTTGATCGGGTGATGCAGGAACGTCTCGTAGATGGCAGACTGCACCGATGCGATCGCGATCGACCCCACCAGTTGGCCGAATACCCCCAACTTGCTCGCGATGTCCCCGAGGATCCCCGCCTCCGCTGGGGGCACAGCCCACGCCCCGAAGAAGAGCACCAGGGCGTTCAGGTACGGAGTGACCCAGTTCGGGATCTTACCGATGACCGGCACGTACCGGATCAGGATCCCGGTCACGATGCCAACGATCACCAGGACCGAGTTGTCGGTCAAGAGCTTCAGAATCGAATCCATCGTTCACCTCCCCGCTTCACGTTACCCGCAGCACCGTTTCAGCCGGCGCGGGCCACCCGGCGTTACTTCCTTCCCTCGTGCTCCATCGAGTAGTGATTCCCGTCCCCGAACCTCCCGCCCCAGCGCAGGAGCTCGTGCTGCTTCTCCCACCACTCACCGATCGGCCGGTGAGCCTCCGTCGTCCTGAGCCAGACTCCATCCCGGAACAGGTTCAGGTCGATCGCGAGCTTCACGGTGTGGAGGCTTGACCTGATTCCGATGCCGAGGTCGGCGTAGTAGGCGGCGATCTCCGGGGGTCGGTAGCACCAGTCGAGCGAGACCTCGTAGCCGACCGCGTAGATGTGTGTGACGAGCCCGGCGACGTGCTGAGCGAAGAGGCGCTGCTTCTGCCCCAGTGTCACTTCTTCCCCCTTCCTCCGCGATCAACCCAGTCGAGGACCCAGTCGCAGAGCCTGACCCAGATGAGGAACACGACCACCAGCGCGGCGATCGTAACGAAGAACATCATTCCCTACCGCCTCCCGGTACGCCGTGGGCTCTCGAGCCTTGCAAGGCGCTCGAGGATCAGCTCTCGCTCCCGGCCGTAGTCGGCGACGGAGAGCTTCTCCCTTCTGAGGTCCGCGATCTCGTCATCATGGCGCCGGTGTACCCCGTTCGCATCGTTGAGCAGCCGGTCGACGTCGGCCTTCGACATGTATCCAGCCTGCCTGATGTTCTCCTTGATCTCGTTCACGTCTGACGCAATCACGTTCTGGGCCTCTCGGAGAGAGCGGACATCGGACTTGAGCGCCCACCACGCCCCCACGGTCGCGACCAACACAATCAGCGCCTGAAGCCCGCTCCCGATCCACTGGCTTTCGTTCATTCAGTTCCTCACGGGGTTGCGGTGCGATCCAGGCGAACGTCGTCGAGCCAGAGAGTTCCGGTCTGTCCGTTCAGGTTGATCGTGATCCAGAGCTCGCTCCGGTCTGCGGTGAGAGCGAGCGTAACCTCGTGGTCGGTGAAGGATCCGAGGCTCGTCCCCAGGGTCGTCGATGCCAACTGATCGACTCCGTCGAACGGGGCCGTTTGGAGGGCGATGCTGTATCCGCCGGTGCCGGATCCCCCCGAAAGCGCCCCCGAGGTCTTCACCTTGACTCGCGCCCTCCAGGTCTCGCCAGCCAGATACTTGTCCCGCCAGACGAGCCGGATCAGGTTGTTCGTCTCGTCCGTGAGCACCGCCTTGAGCGACGAGCTCCCTTCTGCCACGTTCGCCGGAATCTTCTCCATCGAGAACGTCACGCCCGCGGCCTGGTTCGACCAGGTGTCCGGGAAGCCGTCCGCGTTCGAGTCCTTCTCGAATCCCCCGACCTTCGCGATTTGATTCGTGCTCTTCACGGGCCTCGATCTCGGCTTCACCTGGATCCGCTTCCTCTCTCCGAAGAAGGTCCTCCAGGTTCCGAGGAAGGCGAAGGCCTCGTCGAGCCGGTTCGACATGGTCGTGCCGCGGAGATCGATCGCCACGGTAGCTGCCGAAAACGTGGTATCCGCCACGACCGAGCCGACCGTGAAGTACCAGTCATTCGACCCGACGCGTAGTCGCTGGATCGTGTCCGCGTTCAGACCCAGATGGAACTTGAGCGCGTGGTCGTCGTTCGCGGCCTCGCCGGCACCAGAATGGCATCGGTGCCAGCATCCGACCGAAAGCACGTCTCCCGCGGCCGCAGAGAGAGAGAGGACCTGCTGGATGTAGTCGGGCTCGGAGACCGTCGCGTGCTTCACGAGCTGGAATGTCCCGAAGATCGCGGGAGGAGCCGGGTCGTTCGCGTAGTTGTCCCATGTCGCGGTGCGCGCTCCGACGAGCGTCCAGCCGTCCGGGAGCCTCGCAGGGGGCGTCCCGGTCGCCGCGTCGAACGAGGGATTCGCGAGCAGATTGGTCGCGGGCAGTCCCGCGAGCGAGGTCGCGTAGTAGAACTTGGGGACCAGAACCAGCCGGTCTCCGAGGCCAGCGAAGTCGGTCTCGCTACCCTTGAGCATGACGTTCACCTCCCCATTGACCTTCGGGGAGATCACGACTCCGGGCCTCATCCCGAGAGGATTCCCGTCGTCGTCCTCGACGTAGAGCTCGACGGCAGCGGTCGCCATGTCCCGGACTCCGGCGACGTCTCTCACGCTGAAGCGGAAGATCGGGCCCTGGGCACCGTCCCAGATGGGATCGAACTCTCTCACGTGGGCCTCCGCATGACCCTGAGCTTCAGGATCGGAGAGCACGTCCGGACGAAGGACCTGCCGACGGCACCGTTCACGTACCAGTCGGGAACGATCACCTCGAACTGGGCGAAGATATCGCCCTCGGTCGTGAACTCATCCCCGAGGAGCTCATAGGTCACGACGCCAGTGGGCCCGTCGACCGAGGCGGCCCTTTCGATGTGAGGCGGAAGGTCCCCGTACCAGAACGAGATCCCGGCGCCATAGCCGACGAGAGACCAGGGCTCGACCCGGTTGGGCTTCAGGAACACGAACGAGAGCGGCCTCACGTCCCCCACGTGGACTTCCTTCACGACCTCCGGCATCAGGTTCGGCATTGGTCTATGGCCCCAGGTCGTAGACCGCGAAATCCGGGACGACCCCTTGAAAGGTGACGACGCTGGAGGCGTCTACAGATTCAGAGATGAAGTCGGGCACGACGCCCTGGAAGGTCTCGCTGGAAGGGGCGTCGAGAGGAATGGAGGGGCCAGGCTGAGGCACAGGAGACGAGGCCTCGACTGCGGAAACGAACGCCGAGCCATGTACCGTAGCGACCAAGGAGTAAGTTGCTACGGCGTTGGCTGATACGGTACCGGCCCCCGCGATCTGGGCCGCGACCTCGTGCGTGGTGCCGCCAGCAGCCTCCAGCGTCAGATCCGCAGTGACGGTAGCCGAGCCCTGGACCGACGCCGATACCGCGTAGGTGGCCACCGGGGCCGCCTCTACGCTGCCTGAGGCGACGATCTGGGCCGAGGCCAGACGGTCTACCGAAGCCGCCGCTGTGACCGCACCTGAGCCCGCTACGGAGGCCTGGGCGGCATACTCCGTGACCGCGTTGGCAGTGACGGTACCGGCTCCCTGGATCGAGGCGGCCACCTCGTGGGTGGTCCCGCCGGATTCTAGGGTGAGAGCCGCTTCCACCGTCGCGGAGCCTGCAATGCTCGATGCCGCGGCGTACTCTGCCACCGCTGCGGCCGTGACGGACCCGGAAGCCGCGATGCTGGCCACCGCCACGGCCGTCAGGACCAGGGAAGCAACGACCGTTGCGGCCGCGCTGATCGACGCCGAGACTGTATGGATCGTCCCGGCCGCCTTTAGCCCGAACAGGACCCCGATGTTGATGTTGTCAACCGCGGCATTGCTCGCCTGGGTGCGCGATCCCGTTGCGGACCCGTCCGAGGACCCGGAATTGACAAAGATCGAGCAGTCGGCTCCCACGCCCGTCTCAGCGTCCGCATCCTCTGCGAACGTCGGGTTCGTCCCGCTCACGGTCCCAGGATTTGTAGTGTTCTCCGCGTAGAACGCGACAGCGAGAACGTAGGCGCTCGACTCGGCCGGGTTGAAATCAGCGTAGGAGATGGTGTCTGACGAGGCGTTCGCGCTTGTCGATGGGGTTCCCGAGTCGATTGGAGTTGTGCCATCGCACCCGCTGTAGACCACAATAAACCCGGCCATGAGCAGGTTGTCGTCGGCCGACTTCGTGAAGACGTGCCCGCTACCAGGGTCGCCCGTCTCGACGATCTTCCAGAAGATCGTGCCCCGCATCGCGGATGTGTTGTTCAATTCGAGGAGTAGATTCCACCCAGCCTCGGCGGTTACGGCCAGGTTGTTGTTCCCGTAGATGCAGGCAATGTATAGGTCGCCGTTCACGACTCCGGTGGACGGACCGATAATCGTGATGTTGTCTGCGGTCGCGCTCGTAGTGAGCGCGGTTGACCCTAGTCGTAGCGCTACGGACATAGCCAGCCCCTAGGCGAAGGTGACGTTCAATTCGCCGACATTGAACTTCACGACGTCCCCGACCCCGACCACTTTGCTCACGTCCAGCGTGCCGTAGAGCAGCACGTTCCCCGCCCCGTGCGTCGCGCTGTCTGTGATCGCCACGTGGCTCACGGTGCCCCACGTGGCCGTGACGCAGGTCGGAAACGTGATCGTTGCCGCGTTGTCCACGAGCCCGCCAGCTCCAGGAGCAGCCCAGTCCGCGTCGGCCGGGGCCCCGAGGTCCACTCGCGCGTACCCGTTCGCGTTCGTCACCTCGTTCGCAATCGTGCCTGTCTCACCCGGCGCCCCGGTGCAGAGAGCTACCGCCACCGTGGACGGCTTCGTGAACGCCGCCGTCCTCAGCAGTCCGTTCAAGAGCATTGCTTCCAGGAAATCGGTCATCTGAGACATTGGAACTGTCCTCCGGTTTCAGTGATAGAGGTCACGGGACTACGCCCTCGTAGCGAATCTCCGAGGACTCGGGCAGCGGGATGTCGGCCGAGGTGATCGGGGTGATCGCGCTTCTCTTCAAGCCGAGCATGATCGAGGCGTCCTCCCGCTGCCACTCAACGCGCTCCCACGTGGCGGTGTCCAGGTTGTAGACCAGGCCGCGAGGGAACCGCATGAGGATCGTCATGGACACGTAGTCGGGATTGAATCCGGCCATGTCGCCGGCGTTGATCTCGACCTTCAGCGGCTCGTCGAGCAGCTCCTCGGTCGTCGTCCCCGTGGTGCGCCATACGCTGGCCCAGACGAATCGATTCCCTGAGACGTCTCCGTACGGCTCGCCCAGATCGTTGTTGAAGTCGCACTCCCCGTTCGCGTCGAGCACAGCCGTCGGCTCCGTCTGCACGACACCGTCGGACCCGGTGATCCGTACCGGCATCCCGGAGACCGGCGGCGTATTGGTCCCGTTCTCGTGGACTAGGATGTGAAGGCGACGTGGCTCCACCAGTTCATTCCCCGCGCTTAAGAGGGAGCCTTCGGCGAGCTTCGAGTCCGGCCCTCCCCACTGGTGGTCCACGATGAAGTTGCGCCCAGGAACGCTCTTGAAGATCTGGCCGACCGAACTGCCCGGAGTGAATCGGTCATCATTGAACTTGGCGCCTTGAATCGAGCCGGACGACTGTAAGCGGACCATGCCGGAGGACGTCGAAAGTCCCTTCTGGTTCACGTACATCGAGATGTTCTTTCCGGCAAGCGTTGCGAAATTCTCGCTGATCTTGTTCGGTGAGTCCGGCGCGTTGATAAATACCAGGTCCTCGACAAGATCGAGCGTGGATGCTCCAGCGCTCCCCAACCCGAGCCTCTGATACCCGGAGATCAGGCACGCCAGGATCTCGGCCGTCCCGCCGGACTTGATCCAGGTGACGGCTCCACCAGCTTCGCCTACCCCTACGACCGCACCGCCGTACAGGCTGTAGTTTCGTTGCGCCTTCTTCACGTTCTGCTGAATCACCCAGGGATAGAGCGGAGACGCGCGCGTGGTCTGCGTCGTCTTCTTCCCGAAGATCACGCGCTGCGCCTGGTTGCCGCGCGCCCCGTCCGTGCCGAACCCGTGCCGGTAGGACAGACTGAACAGGGTGTCGTGGAACGACGTCGGGGACGATCCGGCCCCGTCGTCTCCTCGCTTGAGATCGTACTCACTCCAGTACCGCTTGAAGTGCCCGTAGAGGTAGTCCTTGTAGGCGGTGTTGGCGGCGGGAGCGCCGAATGCGTCCGCGGCCCCACGGAGCAACCGCGCGAAGTAGTACGGCGTGACGCTGGTCCCGATCACGGCGGCCACAGGAGCCGGGGAGAGCCCGTAGAAAGTCCACTCAGCCCGCTGGTTCGGAGTCCCCAGCGCCTGAGTGAAGTCGGGCGTCGTGGTGAACGCGATCGTCGTCCAGGCCCCACTCCAGTACTGCAACGTGAACGCGGGCTGTCCCGCGAGCGGAGCGTCCAGGTGGAGCATGAACCCGCCGAACGGCTCCAGCGCACCGTAGATGCAGTAGTCGTTCAAGGCCGGACCTCCGAGCGGATCGTAGGCGGTGAGCGCGTTCCACTGGTTCACGCCTCCGAACACTCCACCCGCGTTCGGCTCGATCCACCCGGCCGCGGCCCCGGTGAAGGGGTTCCCCTCCTCGACAAAACCAACCCGCATGACCGCGTTCGATCCAACCCGACCCATGCAAGCCCAAATCTTGTGGTAGTCGTAATCGAAGTTACCGAGCCCGTCGTCCTGGGCATCGGCGTGCGCGGTGTCGTAGAACGTGATGCGTACGGGAGGCACGCTCGCGTCAAGGTTCACGCCTGGACCGTTCGAGGCCATCTTACGGAGCGTCCCTCGCCGTGGTCAGGTCCACGATCATCGAGTCAACGATCGACAGGAACTCGGACCGGATCGCCTGGCGCTGCGCGATGGACATGCCGAGCTGATACGTCTGATCATTCGGATCCAGCCCGACGGGGGACACCTTCTGGAGCTCCCAGACCTGGATGAGGAGCTGAGCTCTCAAGCCTCGGTTCTGGACGGACCCGATCACCGCCGCCCACTGGTTCGCGTTGTATGGCACTACATCACCTCCCGGAATCGAGCCGAGACGCCCAGGTATTCACCTTCGCCTACCGGCGTGCGCCCTACGCCGAGGCACTCGAAGAGCCGGCCGAACCAGTTCGGGTCGTGGCTCGTCCTCGCGTTCCCAGTCCCAGCCACCGTGCCGCCCGTGTAGTCCATCTTGAGCCAGTAGCACGGGCCAGCGGACCCGAACGCGCCGAAGGGCTGCTCCCACTTCGCCCAGGAAGTGGGCGTCGGCCGAGTGAACGATATCCGCTGCTTCCCCGTCGCCTTGATCGCATCCCCGTTCGTGACGCCGGTGAGGTTCGTCCAGGCCTGGTTGATGTCGAGGTACTTCCATGCGTTCGAGACCGTCGTGTACGCCGCTGCGACGCTCACCCAGAAGTCGAGATGGTCGGTCTGCTGGGAGAGCCCAACGTAGAGGGCCTCGGCGAGCCCGGTCTGGATGAAGTTCGGCGCAGTCGAGTTGCCGAGATTCGTGGTG